ACCGCTCTACAGTTTGATTAGTTTAATCTTTTTTCTATATTTGCATATATTTCCATACCTTCATCAGTTTTAAACCAATGAGCTAAAGCAGTGTATGGGTGCTCGTCAAATGGCACTGTCATTATTACCCTATTGTTAGACCCCCACATAAAGTTTCTTTGGTCAGAAGATAATTTAATAATACCAAGTTCAGTTGCTTTAATACCAAAGTTTCTAAGTTGTACATTGTCGTCAGTAGCTAACTCTAAGAACAAAGCTGGATTATTACGAGCAAATATTAATAAATCTCTTTTAAGTTCTTTAGAACTCATCTTAGACACGCTAGAACCTTTTTCTACACGCATAATAGCTTCAGCCATATCTATATCCATTTCTCTCGCAGCCATTAACGCGTCAACTTCTAACTCTAGTACTTCTATTTCATCTTCAGCAATAACTTCAGGTTTATGCTCATAAAAAATAACATCTTTATGCGGATGATATAAAGATAATAATTTTTGAAGCGTTGTTTTGCTTTTTTCTACAAATAAAGCGCCATTTCTAAAAATAACATGCTCCAACCTTTGATCACCTTTCATTTCGTCTACGAATGGAGTTTTTTGATTTTGACAGTATTTAAGTTCTCTTTCATAACCTTTTTCTTCGTCAAAATAATAAATACCATTTGTTTTTAACATATAAGACAAAGGTTTTCTTTGAGATTTTAAATAATAAACTCTATCTTTTATTTCCCACTCTGGTTTTTTAGGTTCAACTTTTTTAGGTTTTGGTGTTTCAACAACTGGTGTTTCAACAACAGGTACCTCTACCTCTGTATTTTTTGTTTTTTTTG